TCAATGCAGCTGTGCGACGCCGCACCATCGTGAACACCGGCGCCGTACGCCACGCCAATCGTGGCGGCCAGCATGATCACGCTCAACGCCTCACCGTATGGGCAGCCGCATGAAATACAAGCAGACGCAAGCCAGTCTGTTCGGCAAACAAACGTTGTGGATGTGCGCTTATTGCGGCGCAGTCATTTGCACCACAGGCGGTCGAGGCAAACCGCACGGTGCTTGCCCATCATGCGACGAGGCTCAATGGTACGCAGAGGACGCACCAGTAGCCATGTTTGCAGAGGTCAACAATGGCATTTGATCTCAGCAACTACGAAACCGTTGAAGATCGCCTAGCCCGATTTTGGGTCGACCACCCGACCGGACGCATTGAGACAGCGATGATGGCTTACGACGGCGACAGCTGCATCTTTCGCGCCGAGGTTTACTTTGACGCCAGCCAGGCGACACCCACCGCGACTGGCTACGCCGAAGAAGTCAAAGGCTCAAGCCCCGTCAACCGAACATCATTCGTTGAGAACTGTGAAACGTCTGCGATCGGTCGTGCGCTCGCTAACTGCGACTACGCGACGCACGGCAAAAGGCCATCCCGTCAGGAGATGGCAAAGGTGCAGCGGGCGGGGGCGGGCAACCTTGCGCCCGGATCGGATGCCCCGCCCGTTGCGCCGGAATACATCACCACCATCGGCGGCACAAAAGCCGCGACCCCTAAGCAAGTCGGCTACATGAAAGCGTTAGCCAAAAAACTGTCGCTCGATGAGGAAGGCCTGTTCAATTACGTGCAACAGGTGTTGGCTAGTGATGCAGCTGTGCCCGAAGCCCTAACGATCGCCGAAGCCAACCGCGTCATCGACGCCCTGAAGAAAGACACGCAATGAGCCTTGACCACGCCGACAAGCTGATTGAACTCATCGCTAAAGTGTCTGCGCTTGATCTTGAGAAAGCGCACAAAGACGAGATCCTAAAGTACTTGCGGTGGGCGTTACGCAAAGCCGTCAAGTCCTACTGGTACAGCACAGAAATCACCGTTGACTAAGGAGAAACAATGGCACCCGACAACATTCGCCGACTTGTCGATTACATCGACGCCTGCTACCCGGCACGACGCCTGTTCGTGCAGTCAATCAAGGAACATTGGGCCGAGGACGCATTTCTGCTTGAAGTAGATCTGTCACCAGAGGAAAAGAACACCGTGAAAACACGCATCAGCGAACACGGCGACGTTCCGACTCTGTCAGAGCTGCGCCATTTGATCCGAACAGCCAAAGCCAAACACGCGCCTGTTCGCAAATGTGACGTATGCAATGGATCAGGCTGGCTGCCAACCGCATCAGAGTTTGACATTGTGGATGGCGAACACGTCGGCATGGTCGAGCGCGGTCTCAACCGCATTGACCAAGTCACAGGCGAGGTAAAGCCAACGTATTACCGTGTGACAAAGCGTTGCACATTCTGCTGATCTAATCAGACAGACCATGACCTACCAGGGGTCGCGCCTTGGATGGATGACACCCGGATACGGGGGTAGATCGACGCGCCCTAAAACAGCTAGACGAAGGTGGCGGGGCAATGCGTCGAGGCGAACGTAATGCAAGCAAGTGGGACTCGGGTAGAGGCAAGCCGAGGGGTGGACATAACACCCGTCTGCCCAGTCACATACGATTAGGCTGAAACAACGCGCGCGCGCATCAACATGAACCGCAAAGAATACAAATCACCCGGCTACCAACAAGCCCGCAAAGCCCTACTAGCAGATAACCCAATCTGCCATTGGTGCCGACGCCGACCCGCAACCGAAGCCGACCACCTAGTCGAAGTGGATCGTGAAGGTACGCATAACGATGGGCTCGTACCATCATGCAAACCCTGCAACGCTGCACGTGGCGCAACACATCGAAACAAAAAACTGGCCGCGGCTAAACAAGCAAGAGAGAAAGCCTTGAATGAATTTTTACACGCAAACGAGATCACCCCGAGCCCCAATCTCGAATATCCCAAGACCAGCTTGAACCAGCCTGAACTGGCGGCAACCAGCCACGACCAGCCGAGGCTTGAGACGATTAGCCCGGATGGGGCGGGATCGTTCGGGCCGCTTGTGGGGGACATAGCCCAGGACGCGCTAGGGCTTGAACTGATGCCGTGGCAGGTGCATTTTCTTGACCGTGCGTTGACGTTTAACGATGACGGGCTGTTGGTGCATCGGTCGGCGTTGGGGTCGGTAGCTCGACAAAACGGCAAGTCAATCATTCTCAAATCGGTGATTCTGTTTTGGCTGTTGGAAATGCCAAAGATCCGCGGCGAAAAGCAGACGATCGTGTCGGTCGCCCACCGCCTTGACTTGGCTGTCATGGTCTTTGACGACCTGGCTGACATTCTCGAAAACAAATACGGCGCGTATGTGTCGCGGTCGTATGGTCGCAACAAAGTGACCATGCCGGACGGCACGACGTGGTGGATCAAAGCCGCCAAACACAATGCGGGTCACGGCATGAGCATTGACCTGCTGATCGTTGACGAGCTCTTTGACGTTGACGCCGAAGTTGTCGAGGGCGGTTTGATGCCGGCGCAGCGTGCCCGCAAAAACCCGTTTGCCTTGTTCATGTCAACCGCAGGCACAGAAGCATCGGTGCTATTTCAGCGTTGGCGCGAACACGGCCTACGCGCAATCGACAGCGGGCAACCCACCGTCAACTACATGGCCGAATGGTCACCACCACCGCACGTCGACCCGATGAGCCCAGCATCGTGGACATGGGGCAACCCCGCCATCGGCCACACCCTCACGCTTGACACGTTGCAGCAGGAAAGCGAAAACCCTGATCGAGCATCATTCCTACGCGCCAGCCTCAACCTATGGGTCACGGTTGCCCGCGGCTGGATCGCACCCGGACGCTGGCCCGAACTTGAGCATCGCGGCCCAATCCCAATGGGCGGCATCATCGCCATCGAAGCCAGCCTGGACGACAGCCGATATGCAGCTGTACGGGCCGTCAACTTGCCCGACGGACGCACCGTTTGCACCATTGCTTTCGTCGTCGACACGATCGGGGAGCTGTACGACAAGCTGGCTGAGGTTGCCGCCGACCCGTCGGTGCGGTTTGCCATGTCGCCCAGCATTGACGCCATCTGCCCGCCCAATCTTGAGCGTCGCCGCGTCATCGTCGGCTACGCCGAACTCGGCAAACTCACCCCAGTCGTACGCGACCTCATCAACCAGGGCAGGCTGTTGCACACCGGGGAAACCATGCTCGCCGAACACGTCCAACGCGCCGTTGCCGTCAAAACACAGAACACATTGGTGTTGTCGTCGCAACGTTCACCCGGCCCAATCGAGCTGGCACGGTGCATGGTGTGGGCCGCTGGCATGGTCGCTCGACCCGCGCAAAGCGGTCGCCCAATGATCGTCAGCGTGTAGTGTTGCGACGTACCCGCCCCGGCCTTTCGTCGGGATCGTGTCGGCGGGCGGGTACACATAAACGCTTGACGCTTGTGGCACACTTGACGCATGGCCCTGTTTGCTAAAAAGACTGCCGCTATCAGCACCACCCCTGTTGCTGTCGACGTGCAGGCCGCTGTCGGTTACACGTCAAACGCGCAAGGCCCGAACATGATCGGCCAGTATTACACCTACCAAGAAGGTGAAGCCCGCAACCGCGCAATTTCGGTACCGGCGATCAACCGTGCGCGTGATCTCATGGCATCCGTCATTAGCTGTATGCCGTTGAAGATGTACAACGAAGTTTGGAATGAAATGGAAGAAGAAATGACCAAGGTGTATTTGGCGCCGCGGTCATGGCTACGTCGACCCGATCCGAGCGTGTTCTACGGGCACATCATGGCGTGGACATTTGACGACCTGTTCTTCTACGGTCGCGCGTTTTGGTACATCACGTCACGCACCGCAGACGGCTACCCCGCATCATTCACCCGTCTGCCGACCGGGTCAATCACAACGCCTGATCAGGTTGGCCCGGTGTGGTTTGCACCATCCAAACAGGTGTACTTCAACGGCGGCGAACTTGACCCAGCCAACCTTGTGCAGTTCCTCAGCCCAACCCAAGGCCTGATCTACTCCGCACCAGGTGCCATTGAGACCGCGCTCAAGATTGAAGCGGCCCGCAATCGCAATGCGTCAAGCTCGATCCCGGCGGGCATCCTTTTGCAGACCGATGGGGAACCGTTGAGCGCGCAAGAATTGACCGACATTGCTGCACAATTCAACGCGGCCCGAGCCACCAATCAGACCGCGGCGCTCAACCAGTATCTCAGATACGAGCCGACGACGATGACGCCCGACAAGATGCTGTTGATTGAAAGCGCCAACTATTCAGCGCTTGAAGCTGCCCGCCTCGGCAACGTACCGCCATACCTTGTCGGCGTGTCGACCGGGTCGTACTCGTATCAGTCAGCACAGCAGGCCCGCGCCGACCTTTACATTTTTGGCGTCAAGCTGTACGCCGAAGCGATCGCCGCAACCCTGTCAATGGACAACGTTCTACCACGCGGCACCTATGTCGAATTCGACGCCGACGAATACCTTGAAGAAGAATACGCAGCCGACAAAATGGATGAACCATCAGAAGTCAACATCGAAGAAAACACGCAAGAGAGGATCGCAAACCGATGATCAAATTCCACGCCACCGACATCAGCATCATCGCTGGTAAGGGTGCAGGCCGACGCGAAATCAGCGGCGTCGCCGTACCGTACAACGTCAAAGCAACCGTTGCATCCGGGCAAAACGTCATCATCAAGCCAGGCGCACTACCCGTCGAAGGCAAAGCACCGCGCCTATTCATGTACCACGACAGCACAATGCCCGTCGGTGTCGTCACCGAACGCGTCGACAGCCCCGAGGGAATGCTGTTCACCGCCAAAATCTCGGCATCAAGCCAAGGCCAGGACGCCATGATCATGCTGTCCGAAGGCGTCATCGACCAGGTATCCATCGGCGTGACCCCGACCGACTTCAGCTACGACGACGACGGCACCATGATCGTCAAAGCCGCCGATTGGGTCGAGCTGTCGCTCGTACCCGTCGGAGCGTTCGGCGACGCAGCCGCCATCACCGAAGTCGCCGCAAGTATCCACCAACCCGAAGAAGAAATCGGCAATACTGAACAAGAGACCCCACAAGAGGAGACACCAGCAATGGAAAACGCACCAGTCGTCGAGGCCGCCGCAGTCGAGGCCGCGATCCCAACCGCACCAATCCCGGCGCAGCCGAAGCGCAAGTTTGACCTGCCAACCGCAGGCGAATACCTTGCCGCAATGCACATCGGTGGCGAAACGTTCCGCAACGTCGCAGCAGCCGCCCGCGACTTCGCACTCTCGCGCCAGTCGGCACTTCAGGCAGCCGCAGGTGACACCCTCACCACCGACACGCCTGGTTTGCTCCCAGTCCCAGTTCTCGGCCCGGTGTTTCAGGATCTGAACTACATCCGCCCAGTCGTCGCAGCAGTCGGCGCTCGCGCCATGCCCGATGGTGGCAATCAAAAGACGTTCATCCGCCCGACGTGGACAACGCACCCGTCGGTCGCATCACAGTCGCCTGAACTCAACCCAGTTTCGGCCACCACCCCCGTGATTGCATCGAACGTCATCAGCAAAACCACCC